AACTATTTTCAACACTTTAGTTGGGTCTTTTACCCATATAGCTGGCATAGTTTGAGACATCATTACACGGTAACCATTGAATTGTCCAGAGGATTGGAAGCCTTGGCTACGTCCCATGTAATCCATAGTACCATTTTGGTACCACCACTTCAATTGATTATCCCAAGATAATTTCAACATAAAGATATTATCATTTGTATTATCTGTGATATCAAAGATAATGAATGAGTAAGAACTTAATGGGAAACCATCAATGATTGGATTCTCAATATCATTTGTATGTACATTGTCAAATGCAGGATTCAAGACAAACTTAACATTTGCCAAGAAAGGAATTACATAAGATGTGTAAGAGAAACCAAAGTTCAAGTCCATACCTTTACCAGTGATAGCACCAATATCAGCAGCCTGAATTAATAAACCTGAAGAGATTGCCTCAGTTTTAATAGCTTCATTTACCATACGCATTCCACCCATACCTGTTTGAACTACTAGAGAACGCTTAGGATCTGGACCTTGGAATTCAACCTTACCATTAAAGAAGTTATAAATTTCTCCACGGAACAAGTCAAGTGTAAAGTTATTTTTGTTGTATACTCTTTTGAAAGAGTTATCCAACTGCTTCCATAAACCTACAGATAACCTTACATCATCTGGACCATCTTGACGAACTCTACCACCATGACCCCACATTAAGTAAGTCTCAATGTCAGTTGCTACCTTAGAAAGGTGAGCAGCTTCCATATTAGTTAAGAAAGTTCTAGAAAGATCTCCATTATCAAATGCTTTTTTTACTTTGTCTTTACCCATAGTCTTAACCATGTCTTCCAAAGAAGAAATAGAAGGATCTATGTTTTTGTCAAATGTTCTCCAGATCTCAGTTACAGGAACTGTACCATCTGCATTCATTCCACCTTTGATCATTAAGTCTGCTCTTGAAGATACAGAATAGTGAACGTGAGCTTCTGCTCCACCTACATAGTTGTAGAATTCACGGAAACCTGTGTTAGTGATAATGTCAGAGAATCTCTCACCATATTCACCACGTGCTGAACCTTTACGGAATACTTTAGTACCATTAGATAAGTACTTATTATCTATAAACTTATAGTTATCATTATTAACTAACTGTACTGTGTAGATAAAACCATCACCCATTGGAAGAATATCTTCTGCAGTGATGTACATCTCAACACCATTGTATTTGTCATATGTGATAATATCACCATGTCCAAATTCTCTTTTGTTTAACTTGATACGGAAGGTTGTACCATCTATACCTTTAAAGTCATTACTTGCCTCAACATCTTCAACAATGAAAGGAAGATCTACAGAGACAGGAGTCTGCCATTTGTACTCTCCACGAGCATTATCAACATTGATTACATTTTTACCACCAAAAGATGATAATTGGTAAAGAGGCATTTCAACTCTTTGAGCCATTGCCCAAAGGTCTACTGGACCTAAGTCCATTGGTTCTGCATCTTTCAGCATGTTTACCAAGTGGTATGAATCCACATGGGAACTTGCCGCATAGGCTGTATCCCGTAGGAATATGCCATTGTTCATTACTGGAGTTGCCATTTTTATATTTGTTTTATTTGTTACTTATTTATTAAAATCTTCTAAACATGCTTCCACCATTTCTGGAGATTGTGTTTGGTTGTTGTTTACTTGTACCTCTTCTCACTTCATCTTGATCATTAGCAGTAGATGAAGTAATTTTTCTTGCCTCTTCTGTTTTTAATTGTCTTACTGTTTTTTCAATAGCTTCTTTACTTCCTTGCTCTCTTACTTTGTTTTTATATCCATTTGGATCTGCAAGTAACCAAAGTGCTTCTGCAATTAGATCATGTCTTGGTTCTACAAACTGATACTTCTCTAAAAGGTGGCCTAACATATTTGTAGGTTTTCCAGATATTGAAGGATAATTTGGTTGAACTAAACCTGAGTATAACATGCCTTGTACTTTCTTATCTAATTTAAGACCTCCTAAGTCACCTTTCTCAAGTGTTCTGTATACAGTATCAGTATACATTTTTGCTTGTTTAGCTTGTTGTTGCTTTTTACCTTCTTGTTCAGCTAATTTTCTTGCAACAATTTCTTCTTGCATTCTATCTAATTTTGGTTTGAATTGATTAGCTTTAGTTTCTAATCTTCCCATTTCATACCATTCCCCTATTTCTGTTTCAATTTCTTCTGCTGTTCCAAATTGTGTAGCCCAAAGATATTGTCTTGCAATTTCTGCTTGATCATGTTCAACAGTAGGATCTAAATCATATATTTCTTCTACAGCAGAAAGAGTTCTAAAAAGACCTTTTAAATCTTGTCCTCCATCAGCTACATACTTTGCTGCAATTTGAAGTTCTTCTGGAAGAGCTTTAAAAAATTCTTTAGGAGTATCTGCTTTAATCTTATTTTCTCTTTCTTGAAAATTTGCTTCAAACAATTCTCTAAAGTCTTTTGTTGTATATTCTTCTAATGGTTTATCATCATCAAATCCAACTAAAGAACCTTCTTCAATCATTTTTTGTGCTAGGTCAGCAAGACCTGATTTATCTACTTTAGGTCTTCCTTTACCTCCAGCATCTTCTGCTTGGGTGATTAACCCATCAAGTTCAGCTATTGCTTCTTTTACTTCTACATCTTCTTCTTTCTTTTCAGAAAAGGAAGATTTGTCAAGGAACGTAGTGTCTACACTCTCCTTAGAGAACATAGTCTTTGGTTTTTCTGCTTCACCATCTGCTGGAAGCATTATACTTTCTGCACCTGGTAATCCAAATAACTCATCAATATTTACTTCTGCTTGTCCTACCGTTGTAGTATCAAGTACCTGAGCATCATCAGGATTTTTGTTAGTTTCTTGCATTTTGTTGGTTTTTAATTATACTTTAATATACAAAATAAACTTAAGGTATTTAAAATAAAAAAATTAATTTTCTCAGTATATAGCTAAGTAGTATTATTTATTTCTTATTATTTTTATTATCATACTTATTTTTATTTTCTTGAGCTATTTGTAACTGCATATTTGCAATTTCTCTTTGTGATTGAATCTTTTCTCTTTCAATCTGAGACTTATCTGATTCAATAGACATTCTATTAGTTTCTTTATCTCTTTGAAGATCTGTTTGTACCTGATACTGTTCAGTTTGTCTTATATCAGCCATTGCATCTTTAAAGTCATTCTCTGAGTTTTTATTAAGATCAACCATAGAACCCATTCCTGCAGACCGAATTTCAGCAACAAGTAAATCTCTTTGTCTATTTTTCTCATCTCTTGACTCTTCATACTCTCTCTTAAGTCTTTCTTCTTCTGATCTAGCTTGAATTTGTTGTTCTTGCATTTGCTGTTGTTGTTGCATTTCTGCATCTTTCTGTTGCTTTTGTTTAGCTTCAGATTCTTTAAGTACAATATTTACTTCTGCAATTGAATCTGATTGAACAATTTTACCAAGATCATATATAGAAGCCCCCGTAGTATTGTTTTGAATTGCCATTCCTTTAAGTTGTTCTAAGACTGCTCTATGGTTTGCAGTAGTGCTACAGAAAATATTAAGATCTCTCATTAATAAATCAGTACCATTAATTTCAAAATTAACTTGTTCATCAAGAGTTGTAAGATATGTTAGTCTTGCAGATGGTTTAGTAGCATTATAATATTGAGCTAAATCAGTTCTCATCTGATGTACTCTTGGCATTAAATAATCACAATGCTGTATAAAGTATATTTCTGTTTGAGCATAAGATGATGCAGCTGCTTGTTCAACTCCAGTAGCAGTCATCTGAGATAACTGTTGTCCCATTCTTTGTGGATTAACACCAATTACTTCAAAAGCTTGTTGCTTAAAATGATTAGATAATTGTATCCTTGACATTAATCTTTCTGTCTGAGATAAATCTAGTTTCTGGAAATGTTGAAAGTTAAGAGCATTTTCAGTATTAGTAATACTAGTATCAAGAGGAAGCATCTGAAAATTCTTCATTGCCATATATGCTTTAGCATAATTACCCTTACCCCAGTCTTCTCCTAAAGAGTGCTTAGGAAGAGTGTTCTGGTCTAACATGATAATAGTACCTAATTCATCTACTAATATGTCAGCAATCTGGTTGTTTACTATATTATATCCAATCTGATATGGCTTCATTAAATCAATAAGAGCAGTTGACTTAGTATTCCTATCAGAAAATACAGAACCTTCTACAGGAAGTTTACAACCATATAAAGTGTTATCACCTTTAAATTGAAACTTAAGTGATCCTATTTTATTTTTTTCAATACCAATATATAAAGGTGAGAAGCCTCCAGGATTAGTCATTCCCCAATAAGATGGCATATTAGGACCAATCTTTACACCACCCCATACTTCATTAATCCAAATCCAATCTATATGTTCTCCAAATAATAAATTATCTTTTGATTTATTTTTAAATAATCTATCATCATAAATTGGCTTATCTGTTATTTTATAATCCTCAGTAATAATTTCATTTGTTACTTCACCTTTCTCAGTTATTTTAATTAAGTGTCCTACTTTTCTTTGAGACTTCCAGTAAGTTGTAGTACATCTTAATAAACCAAGAAATCCTTCACGTGTATAATCTTCTCCTTCAGAAAGTATATGTTCTACTATATCACCTTGTCCACCATTCTGCATTACAGCAGAAGTATATTGTCTCATTCCTAAAGATGGCATATTTGTATTCCAATCATGTGATTTAGTTGCATCATAAAATGAACCATCATTCTGCATACCACCAATATTATATCCTGCTGATCTAATTGGAAAAAGAGCTTCTAATGCTAATAATTGTTCTTCTGTCATTAGATAACCATACTTATCAATTACATCAGATGGTGTTAATATATCTATTTTACCAACCCAATTTGCTTGAGATATATATCTAGCATCTGGAGATTTATGATAAAAAGAAACTAAAGGATTCCATACTTCTACTTCATAATCATCTTCCATCATTCTAAAATGCCAGAATTCTCTATCAGTAATTAAAGAATCTCTAAATGCTCTTTCTTCAAGTTCATTCATTCTAAATCTTTCAACATCTACTTTATGTTGATGTGTTGCCCACTGTTCAATCATTGATCTATAATCCTTACTAAAGAATTGTTGAATTTCTGGTAAAGACTTTAGTTGATCTGGACCAAGTTGTTGTTGTGCTTCTTCAGAATTAGGATCTAAACCTTGTTCAATTAGTGCAGCAGAGATTTTAACTTGTGCTTGAGAAAGTAATGTATCTTCTAACATCTTTCTTTTTTGTTCAAGCATTTCATTATATGAATTTTCATCTACTGCACGGTAAGTAAGTTTAGTAGATCTTTTAGCAAATTCAGCTACTAGAACATTAATAACATTTGGAATAATAGGATAAAACTTTAATTCTAATGCTGAACTATCTTCACGTGTGAGAAAATCTATAATATCACTATTTTCATTGTTTTCTTCAACAATGTAATCAGATCTATCTATTAATCCTTTTGCAAGTTTATAATTTTTCATTAATCTTCTGGCATTTACACGGATTTGTCTTAATCCTTGCCATTCAATCCAATCCATATTCCAACCAGCCCACTCTTCAGTTTTATCTGTTTTAGAAATAAATTGTAATGGTTGAGTTAAACTCCCCATTCTATTTGCCTCTACCTTAGCTCCAGCTTTAAGCTGCATTGCATTATATACTTGCATATCTATTATTTAAAGTTCTTAAAAGCTGATCTTTTAATATATTGACCGTTAACCTTAGTGCCTCTCCCTCCCATATGACGGAAAGGACTGCTATTTAATTTAAACAAATTTTCTGACTTTTGCAAGTTTTTACTTGCATCATCCATAATAACTCTTTTAGCATATCCTATATTTGCCTGTTGTATTCTCATAAATGCAACCATTGCAGAAAATGCAACTAATCTATCCACGTTTAATCCATCTACATATGCATGCATTTCTTTAAGTAACATTATATCTGGTATTCTTTCTACACCATAGGTTGTTCTTACTATAGTTCCGTCAGGCTTAGTTACTGTATCTAATTCTTCTTTACAGTATTCTATGACATAACTTAATAAATGATGCTTAAATAATACTCCTGTATTTCTCCATCCATACTCCTGGAAGACGTTAGCATTTGCACCTAAGTCTTTCAAGAACATTATTTGGTTTTTGGGAACTAGATATCTTTGTCTTTTCCTAGATATCATATACAAGATAAATAAAGAAATATTATTCTCAATTACAGTCTGAGCATTATACCACTCTATGATCATCTCTAATCTTTCATGTGTTTGTTTGATATCATCAAATCTTCCACACCATGCTGCTACTATTTTATCTTGTTCTATATAAGTTTCTGATTCTCCAGCTGTATGTTTAGTTACTTCTACTGGAGCTTTCATTACATAGATAGAGCACAATGAGTCTGAAGTAGTTGTCTTTCCTTCTGCTACAGGGTCAATAGAGGCATAGTACTGACCATATACTGGATCTTTAATAGGCCTTTCCCATACAACTAAACATCCCGTTTTGTCTTCTGTTTTTTTACTTATTGGAAATTCAGATATTGGTAACTTATTACTATCTTTTACTTTAATCTTTCCAGTATCATCTCTAGATATATCTAGATATTCATAAGCATATTCTTTATCTTCTATTCTTCTTATTTGTGCAGTAACAAGATGTGATGGAAACTTAGATATTTTTCTATGTTTAAATGCTTCTGCTATATTTCTAGGATGCTGAGATATTTCTAATTGATAATCTTCAGGGTCCATAGATTTCTTTATCTTCTCAAAATAATCATCTAATGCTTGTAATGCTTCTTCTACAAGTGAATTACCATAATCATCTATGTATGGTGGCATTGAC